ACGTGGACCAATACAACCACGAACACGGACACAACTAATACCACCACGACCCCAAACACTGGGATCACAACTGGTGGCAATACGACAACCGGGATCAATACGACCACGAATACTGGTACAACCAACACTAATACGACCGGAGGAGGAACCACTACAGGAACCACCACCACGAAGCGTACAAAGGCGACAAAAACAGACACACCTGATACAACGTCTACGCTTGGAAAGACCAATACGACTACAACTACGTCTACAACAGCCCCCCTTAAAAACAACACCAATACAAAGAAGAAAACGAGCAAGACTACCAAGACTCGCTCGAAGAAAAAATAACTTTTGAGGCGTTGTTCTCCATAATAATACCTCTGTCTTCACACGGCAGGGGTTTTATTTTTTAGAATAACTATTTAGTTAGACAGGAGAACCAACAAGGATGGCAGTCCCCACTTTAACCCCAAAAAGCCAAACAAGCGCTGTGGCTTTGCCCGTTACGGGTGCGTTTTCAAAGGCAGCCGAAGCTAGTTCTTATGCATTCGCAATATATGCTTCTGTTTCCTCTCCGCTTTATGACACCAATTTTATTTCCGGTGCTGTAGATCAGGTTTCTTACACCTATAAGAAATTAGGCGGCGACGTGTTAGACATTGAGTTAAAAGAAACCAATGTGTATACAGCATTTGAAGAAGCTGTTCTAGAGTATTCCTACCTCCTCAACATTCACCAGGGCAAAAACATCCTCACGAATGTCCTGGGTGATACAACAGGAACTTTTGACCACCAAGGCGAACTGCTTTCTGGAAGTGCCTTGTCGTCTAGTTTAAGTGGAACCTCGGTTGCTCTTAAGTATCCGCGATTTGATTACACATACACCAAGACTATTTCAAATGCTGTCTCTACAGACTCTAATGTTGGTGGTGATCAAAGTATTTATTCTGCCTCTTTCCACACTAAGAAGGATCAACAGGATTACGACCTTCAGCAAATTGTCCATTCTGCATCTGTCAACGATCCAAAGTCTTCGTTCTATCAGAAAGTCGGGGACAACCGAGTAACAATACGCAAAGTGTTTTACAAGACCCCACATGCTATGTGGCGCTTCTATGGTTACTATGGAGGAATCAACACGGTGGGTAATCTATCTAGCTATGGAATGTATGCAGACGATTCCACGTTTGAGATCATTCCAGTTTGGCAAAACAAGATGCAAGCGATGGCTTATGAAGATGCGATCTACACTCGGAACTCTCACTATGCCTATGAAGTCAAAAACAATCACTTGAGGCTGTTTCCTGCTCCTCCTGAAGCAATTCCTACTGAATTTTGGTTCGAATTTACAGTTGATCGTGATGCATGGGAACAGGTGAGCGGCTCCACGGGTAAAAATCGAGAAATTGAGGGAATTAACAACCTCAACACCCTTCCTTTTGGAAATTTACCTTATAAGAACATCAATTCCATTGGTAAACAGTGGATTCGTCGTTTCGCGTTGTCTTTGACCAAAGAAATGCTGGGGCAAGTGCGCGGCAAGTTCACCACTGTTCCAATTCCCGGTGAATCAGTCACTCTAAACCACTCAGAACTCTTGTCACAAGCCAAAGAAGAGCAAGAAAAGCTCCGTGAAGAGCTTAAAACCATCTTAGACGAACTTACATACGCCAAATTGGCTGAAAAAGAAGCAGCAATGATGACGCAAGCAGGGGAGGCATTGTCCAAAGTCCCTGTGGGCGTTATGGTTGGATAGGAGGCCCTAAAAAGTGTCAGGCAATAATTCAGATGACAAATGGACCCAGCCGTCTAATCCTCCTCCTCCCTTGTTTTTGGGAAAGAAAGAGCGCAATCTGGTCAAGCAGGTTAATGATGAGTTGATTGAGCGTGTAATTGGCCAACAGGTCCTATATTATCCCATAGACTTGTCGGCCACCAACTTCCATCCAGTTTATGGCGAGGCAATAAAGAAAACATTCCTACCCCCAGTGCGCGTATACGCTCTTATAGACTGGGAAGGAATTGAAACGTCCACTCCTGCATATGGACTTGACAAAACAGCTTCGATTGTGGTTCACTTCCACAAGCGACGATTAACGGAAGACCAAGATCTTTATGTGCGAGAAGGGGATTTCGTTCTCTATGGCGATATTTACTATGAGATAATGAAGCTCAACGAGCCGAAGCAGATTTTTGGCCAAGTTGACCACAAGATGGAAATTTCCGCCAAGTGCGTGAAAGCACGCGAAGGAGTCTTTGATGCCGAGTGATGATAAGAAATATATGGACCTAGAAGATCCTTCTATTGTGCATGAAGAGATCTTGGTGCCTTCTAACATCGAAAATATTGATATGGCTCTTTATGAGTTTTTGGACAAAGGGTTAAATGTCTTTTGTTCCACCAACAAGGGGTTTAAAAAAGTCCCTGTTGTTTGGGTTGGAGCAGAAAGGTCATACCAGATCAAGCACGATCAAACGATTCGAGACAAGAATGGGTCAATCATTCTTCCTGCGATTACAGTGGAAAGACAGTCTATCACGAAAGACTTGGGGCGCAAAGGAGGAGTGTTTGGCAATGCAATGATAGCAAACAACTTCGGACCAGAAGCCAAAGAAGGCGGCGTCATAACAATTGCTCGAAGAATCAAGCAAGATAAGACACAGAACTTTGCCAACGCAGATGCAAACCGCCTCAGAAAACAAACCAACTATCCACGGAAAAATAAAAAAGTGGTTTATGAGACTGTTACGATTCCGTTGCCTATCTACGTGGAAGTGCAATACAAGATAGGGATCAGCACAGAGTACCAGCAACAACTCAATGAGATCATCGCTCCGTTTATCAGCATTGGCAAGGGAATAAACTATTTTGGATTGCGCCGAAAAGGTCACACATATGAAGGATTTGTGCAGTCGGACTTCTCTCTGGAGTCTAATATTGCGAGCCTCGGAGAGGAGGAACGCAAGTACGAAACCTCTATTCAGGTAAAGGTTTTGGGCTATTTAATTGGGGATGACAAGAACCAAGTTCAGCCCAAGCTCGTTTACCGTCAAAATTTTGTCGATGTCAAGATAGGACGGGAACGTGTCATTGTTGGCGAGATCCCGACTTTGGACTCTCCTAACAAAGTGAAATTTCGTGATTGATATGTAGACAATCATTTTAGAATATATGGAGTTTGAAACCATATACTACTATTTATTAGAGAATACTTGATACCATAAAAACCCTACGGGGCCTATTCATAAGGAGACTTGAAGAGATGTCTGTAAGTAAGTATAAATTTGTATCGCCTGGGATTTTTGTCAAAGAGGTTGACAACTCAGCTCTGCCCGCAACACCCACGCAGATTGGACCTCTTGTAATTGGTCGTACACGACGTGGACCTGCAATGCGTCCAGTCCAAGTGAACTCGTTTGCCGAGTTCGTTGATATTTTTGGGGATCCAAGCCCCGGTGGAGAAGGAACATCTGATGTTTGGCGAAACAACGCCATCCTTGCTCCTACCTATGCTGCTTACGCTGCTCAAGCTTGGTTGGCCAACAACTCACCCATCAACGTTGTTCGCCTGCTGGGGACTCAAAACGCCGATGCGACGACAGAGGGTCAAGCTGGCTGGATGACTGCCCAGCTTGCAGCCCCAGGCACAGAAACAGTTCCAGGCAAAACTCTAGCAAAAGGTGGTGCTTACGGATTATTCCTGATGGGTTCAAGCTCGAACCAGGTTCTAATGCAAAACGCTACTGTTGCGAACAAGTGCGTAATCGCTAGTAAAGACACGACCCCTGCCACAGGAACCTTGGCTGCTGTCTTTTATCTAGAAGAAGGCTCGATGACGCTGTATGGCGCTCCACGAGGCGGAACACTAAGCGCAAACGCTACAGCTAGTAACGCCACTCTTATACAGTCTCTTGGTCCGAACCATGAGTTCCAAATCCAAGTTCGGAACTTGGGCGGAACGTTGACAGACAAAATCAATTTCAACTTTGATCGAAACTCCAACAAATGGATTCGCAAAGTTTTCAATACCAACGCTGCTCTGTGCAATACCGGAACAAACCTTTCGGCATCCCAGAGAAACTAC